AGTTGTTACTATTGGTGCTATTCATTCGATGGGAGCAGATGGCGAAGGAGCATGGAACGAAGTCATGCGCACCAACTTTGCCAAAATTGATTCCGAAACTGGTAAAGTTCGAAAACGCGAAGACGGCAAAGTTCTTAAACCAGAAGGCTGGTCTCCACCAAATCTAAAACCTTACATCTAATCAAAGGGCCTTGACTGGCCCTATTATTTTCTCTATAATATTAGAAAGGATCAAATATGACTGAAAAAGATAAACTTGAGCAATCTGTAATAGACTTGCACAACATAGCAAGATTTATTGAACAAAAAATTGGTATAGGACTTCTAAGTGAAGATATTAGAAAATGTGCGGATAGATTGCATGAATTAACTAAAGAGGTGTATTAATGAAAGAGCTATGGGTAGAAAAATATCGCCCTAAAACACTCGATGGATATGTATTTCGAGATTCACATCAAAAAGAACAAATAGAAAGTTGGGTTAAACAAGAAAGCATTCCCCATTTACTTTTTAGCGGAAATGCAGGTATTGGAAAAACTACATTAGCTAAAATTTTATTAAATGAATTAGAAATCAATGATTTAGATGTTTTAGAAATTAATGCAAGCCGTACAAACAGTGTAGAAGATGTTAGAGACAAAATTGTAAATTTTGTCCAAATGATTCCTTTTGGAAATTTTAAGGTGGTATTATTAGATGAAGCTGATTATCTTAGTCCTAATGCGCAGGCTGCTCTCAGGGGTGTCATGGAAGAGTATCATACGACTTCTCGTTTTATCCTCACCTGTAACTACCCTAATCGCATTATCCCTGCTATACATTCACGATGTCAAGGATTTCACGTTGAGCGAACGGATATTACTGAGTTTACCGCTCGTGTTGCTACTATTCTTGTTAGCGAAGCGATTGATTTTGAGTTGGATACACTTGATACGTTCGTGAAAGCAACTTATCCAGATTTGCGTAAATGTATTAATACTGTACAAATGAATAGTTTATCTGGTATATTACATACTCCCGAAAAGGGAGATACTGGAGAACAAGATTACAAAATTGAAATGGTAGAACTATTCAAAAAAGGTAAAATATCGGACGCACGTAAACTTGTTTGTAGTCAAGCTAGACCTGAAGAGATGGAAGAAATTTTCAGATGGTTGTACGACAATGTTGCAATCTTTGGTGACGATGAGCGTCAAGAAAAAGCAATTTTGTTTATCAAACAAGGCTTAGTAGATCATACTCTAGTCAGTGATCCAGAGATTAATCTTGCAGCAACACTAATAAGACTGTCGCATATCTAATGGAATTAGATCCTAAGGATCCTGAAAGACGTAATAGTTTAACCTATCCAATGGAGGTAGGGGCACCTAAGTTCGATTTAGTGCCTGTTACTAAACAAAAAGACATAATGCTTAATGTAGCAAGACTACATGCTCAGCAAGAATATGAACGCATTATGGAAGTAGTAAGAGTAATGCAACGTCAAGCAGATCAAATAAAACGTAGAATAGAAATTACAGATGCAGTTCATGCATCAGAATATCAATTCCAAGTATACCATAATCAAATATATTGGTTAATATTTGACAGTAAAGATAATAAAACTAGACTAAGCCCTATGGGCCCGAACGACTGGACTACTGGATCACCTGACAAATACAAATATATTGCTAGAGTGAAATGGTTAGGAGATTATACTTGGTTAGAAGTAGATGAAAAAGGAAATCCTATAGCATGAAACAAAAATTTGTTCATTTGTACATGGATTGGGCTAAACGCCTTTCACAATTAAGCCACGCTAGGCGATTACAGGTAGGAGCAGTGATTGTAAAAGATGACACTGTAATTAGTTATGGGTATAATGGCATGCCAGCAGGATGGAACAATGAATGTGAAGATCGTGTATATGCAAACGAATGGACTATTGACAGTAACGAATGGCAATATATAGATAACGAAAGTAAGCCTTATAATTTAAAAACTAAACCGGAGGTACTTCATGCAGAATCAAACGCAATCAGCAAACTGGCTCGTAGCCCTAACAGTGGCTCCGGTGCTGATATTTTTATCACACACAGCCCTTGTCTTGAATGCGCCAAACTCATTTATCAGTCTGGCATTAGTAGGGTGTTTTATTCTCAAGACTACCGCGATAGCTCAGGAATTGATTTCCTACTTCGGTCAGGGATACCAGTAGAACAAATAGGGGAGTTTCCTCCCCTATCATCTTAGTCTCCGTAGATCGTTAAAACTTCTTTTACAGCGTCATGACGTTCTATATCATTACTGTCGAATCTTACAACATCTATAAATTCTAATTTTTTATGTTGTTCTATCCTTTCTATAAAATTTATTAATCCGTTGTCCTTCAATCTATCTGCTTGTGCTAGATCTCCAGTGACTACCATTTTACTGGCTTCCCCTAATCTAGTTAACAGCATTTTCATTTGATTCTGTGTAGCATTTTGCATTTCATCTGCTATAATGTAAGCATGTTTAAATGTTCTGCCACGCATATATGCTAAAGGACTTATTTCTATAACATTTTCATACAACATAGTTTCAATGTCTTTTTGATTATAATATTCTCCTAATACATCAAAAATTGGACGAGTCCACGGAGCCATTTTTTCATTTAATGTTCCTGGCAAAAATCCTAGGTCTTCGTCTACACTAACGGCGGGTCTAGTAACTATAATCTTATCGACCTTACCTTCTTGAAATAGTCTTATACCAATTTGTACAGCCAATAAAGTCTTGCCTGTTCCAGCAGGACCGATAGCAAATACTATGTTTTTACTATCATCATTAAGCTTGGCTAGATATGTTTCTTGGTGTTTATTTCGAGGATGAATCAGCACTCGCTGCTTCTTGTTAGGAAGGTATGGTTGAAAATCAATTACATTTACGTCTGAAGTAAAGCGTTTTTTCACTCTTTTACTCATTAAGTTCTCCCACTTGTAAAAAAGCAGGACTTGTAGCGACCGCCCAGTAACTACAGAGGTCCTACAAAAGTACTTATACATTATTCCAAAAAGTAAAGTTGTAACTTAAACATCTAAACCAACTAAATAAGTATAGCATTTATTGGAACCTGTTATGAGAGATATCCTAGACGTCATTGAAAATATTCAAACAATTTACAACAGTAATTCAAGCCTAAGCACCTTAAAAGACATCGAACGTGTACTAGATGAGATGGATATGTATGTGTATAAAAATTGGATTGACGGAGAATTAGTAGAAGGCCCTGTGGTCGAGCGTCACTGGGTAACTGCCAGTTTTATGTGGCCGAAATCCAAAATGCCCGATCCTATGGCAGCTAAACGACTACTAGATTATGGATGTAAAGTAGTGTACGAAGAAACACATTTACTGTCTCCCAGAAAAGTCAAGGACCCTGATGATTTTAGACCTGGTACTAAAAAAGGTAAATTGGACAGAAAACCAGTTTGGGTTGTAAAACTTACTATGCCTAAAAAACTAGTAGAAGACACAACTAACGGTTATATGACTAAAATGAGAGAAAGTATGGGTATAGGCAAAACTAGTAAAGCGGAAGCAGCACCAGCACAAGCAGCAGATCAAGCCGCATTACAATCAGCATCAGCTCCGGCAGCAGCTCCGGCAGCGGCACCTATAGGAGCTCCTAATGCACCAGCAGCTTAATGAAGAATTGCTAGCAGGCGACTTGCGTATGCTGGTAGATAATATCTTTGAAATCGATAGTTATGCCAGCAAGATGGGATCTGACGAAGACATAGTAGTAATATCTTTCACTGTAGAACAAAAAGAACCAGCACAAGATCTTGTCAATTTTATCGAAAGAGGTTATGAATTTGTACTAGATGCAGATTCGACTCCTGGCGAACTACAGAACGGAAAATATAAAGTTTTTGTAGAAATGGAAAGAACTCAACGTGTTCCTGAACAAATTATGGAAATTTTATACGGAGTTGGAAAACTTTGCGATATCAATGATTTTAAATTCAGATATTATAAAAGTTTCCATAGTGTAGAAGTAACAGAAGATAGTTTACAAGAAACTGTTCCTACAAATAAAGACGAATATCAATTAAAAATTCAAGAAAATAAATTAAACAACTTTTCTAATTTTTTTAATAAAAGTTATTTAGAAAGTATAGATGTTGATAACGATACACTACTTTTTCAAAAGAAATATGCAGAACCTTTGCGTATGAGAATTAAAGATTTTGGATTAAAAGAATCTGTATATAAAAATTTAACTGGAAAGTTAATGATAGAATCAAAAGATATAGCAGAAGTTTTATTTTTTACAAAATATATAGGTAATTATAATATTAATAAAATAAGTGATTATTTTGTATTTGAAAATGAAAACTATGCACTAACACTAGAGAGAGTATAATGTGGTATTTACAATTCATGTATAGTTTAATACCAGATAGCTGGATTGAATTAGCTACATACGCTATATTGGCTACAGGTATTACACTTTATATATTAAGTAAAGTTGTAGCTTGGATACCCTTTATTAAAGGTTACAAATTACCAATGGAATTAGTTGGTGTAATATTATATGGTGTCGGAGCTTTTTATGCAGGCGGGTATGGCGTAGAACGTATGTGGAGAGAACGTGTACAAGAAGTGCAGGCTAAAGTTAAAGAATTAGAAGGACGGCAGGCTGAAGTTGTAAAAGTTATAGAAACAAAAGTTATAACTAAAATTAAAACTGTAGAAGTTGTTAAAGAAGTTATAAAACAAGAAATAATAGAAAAAGAAAAACTCATAAATGCTAACTGCGATGTAAGTCCTGATGCTATCGAAATGTTTAACAAATCAGTGACTAACCCAGAATTACTTCAAACTCCTGCAGGAGAAACAAAATGAGATTAATTTTATTATTATGTATATTCTTATCAGGATGCTCTAGCACTGCGGTTCCTATTGTGATGAAATTCCCCGATGCACCGCCAAGTTTGATGACTCCTGCTGCGGATCTTAACAAATTGCCCGCAGATAAAAAAATAGAAATGAGCGATATTATTCAAACTACTAATGCTAATTCGAAACTGTATTACGAACTTAAAATTAAATACGAAGCATGGCAAGAATGGTATAAAGAACAAAAAAGTATAGCAGATCAGTTAAAATAACCAAAATAAATAAATAATAGCATATTACAGTAGTAAAGGAGCGTTATGAACCACGATAGAAAAATGTTTAGATGGTTAGGACTGCTTTTAATATTGCCCATTATATTAGCAGTCTGTGGCGGGGATAGGTTTAGATATCCGTGTCAAGATCCCGAAAATTGGGGTGAGAAACAGTGTCAAAAACCTTATTGTGAAGTCACAGGAACATGTCCTGAGCACATTTTTAAAGGTTCGGAAAATCCGCCGGCTCAGATCACTCAATCCAAACCAATTGATAAAGGATGCAAATAATGGAAAAGTACGTAGACGATAAAGGTACAGAAATGTCAATTTACACAGAACAAGAGTTAATGGCTAGACTAAAATTTTTTATTGGAATTTGTTTAGCATTAACATTAGTTGGAATCGTATTTGTTGTATTATATTCATTGATTTTTGTTACACAACCAATGAACGCTATTAGTCCAATGGATCAAAAGTTTTTTGAACTTATTATTCCGATCGCCACTTTCTTAACAGGAACCTTAAGCGGAATCATGTTAGCAGGTGACGATAAAGAATTAAGAGCCAAAGCATTAGATGCTGCTAATAAACCCCCGCCAGTAAGTCCTGCACCAACGCCTATGTCGGCACCGAAGCCATTTAGTCCTGCTCCAATGACCATGGCAGCGGCACCGATGGCAGCAGCACCTGTAGCAATGGCCAGCGATATGCCAACTATGTCTAAACCACAACCAAGCAGACCGCCATTGGACGAAGATTTTCCTCCATTAGATTGACATAGGATTTAAGTCCTTGTATAATTAGTAGTATGAACTATTATGAAATACTCGGAGTAAATGAAAAAGCCAGTCAGGATGATATAAAAAAGGCCTATAAAAAATTGGCCATGAAACATCATCCTGACCGTGGTGGCGATAATAAAAAATTCCAAGAAATATCTCAAGCATATGATACACTTAGTGATCCTAATAAACGATCACAATATGATGCCGAATTAAACGGTACGAATCCTTTTATAAACATTAGATCAGGGTCTGGTTTTCCAAACTTCGAAGATATTTTTGGATTTCATTTCGGACACGGCTTTGCTCAACAACGAGCTCCTAGAAATAGAGATCTAACTATAAGAATGAATGTTACATTCAAACAAAGTTATCTAGGAGCTCAAATGATAGCAAAATACAGAACTCCTTCAGGAAAAAATAAAGAAGTTACTATAGATATACCTGCTGGTATACAATCCGGACAAACTATCAGACATCCTAGCCTGGGTGACGATAGTTACAGTAATTTTCCTCCTGGCGATCTAAATGTACAGATCATGGTAGAAAATGATCCAGAATGGATGCGTCGGAATGATGACTTGTGTAAAATTATACAAATAAACTCATTCGAAGCAATTTTAGGATGTACTAAAGAAATCAAATGTTTGGATGGAACTGTTATGCCAATAAAAATACGAGCTGGTGTAAATTCTGGAACTGAATTTAGCAGTAAAGGAAGAGGCTTCACTAATCTTTCTTCTGGCAGGTCAGGCAATTTAATTGTAGTTGTAGAAGTAATAACTCCTACAATAAATGATCAAACAATCTTGAAACAAATTGAAAATATAAATGCTCAACTTAATTCACTATCCTAATGAAATTTTAGATAAAAGATTAGACGATTTTGATTTTTCTAATCCTATTATAGATCCCTTAATACTAGAAGAATCTATGGTTACACTTATGGCTGAAGAAAATGGCATAGGGTTAAGTGCTAATCAGGTAGGTGTAAATGCCAGAGTATTTGTAATGTATCCTCATAATATAAAAGATGTGAACACGCCTTTTGCTGTTTTTAATCCTAAAATAATAAAAGTCAGCCAAGAAGTTGAATTGGAAGAGGAAGGATGTTTAAGTTTTCCTGGATTATTTTTTAAAGTTTCTCGACCTAAAATTATTCTAGTCGAGTTTCTTGACAGAGATAATAATCAGCATATAATAGAACTAACAGGCATTGACGCTAGATGCTTCATGCACGAATTAGATCATTTAGATGGTATTTGCTTTATTGATCGCATTAGTAGGTTAAAATTAGATTTAGCTTTAAAAAAACAAAGGAAATATAATGGTAGAACCAAGCAACGAACTTCAACTAGTATTTGAAAAATCAATCAAAGTAGCTACACAATTAAAACACGATTATTTGACCATAGAGCATTTGCTATTCGCTATGCTATGCGAGGAAAATTTTTCAAATTGTTTAACTGGCTACGGAGCAGATCCTGAATTTCTAAAGAAAAATCTCGAGCACTATTTAAAAAATAAATGTCAAAACATAGTATCCGAGCAGCAGGATGTAAAACCTAGAAAAACACAAGCAGTTGAACGTATTCTAAATAAATCTTTCACACAGGTGTTGTTTAACGGCAGACAAAAAATTGAATCTGCAGATGTGTTTTTAGCCATGATGTCTGAAAAAAGAAGTTATGCCTTTTATTATATACAGCAAGCAGGTATTGATAAAGATAAATTTAGTGATTATTTGAATAATGAAGTAGTTGAAATTGAAGAGGAAGCCGGTGTGGAGTCACATCACAATGATCGTGCTCTTAGAGCATTTACTGTTAATTTAAACGACGAAGTTAAAAAGAATAAAATAGATCCAGTAATTGGTAGAATAGAAGAACTTGAAAATGTAGCACTTTGTTTGGGTCGCAGAACAAAAAGTAATGTATTATTGGTAGGAGATCCTGGAGTAGGCAAAACTGCTATAGCAGAAGGCCTTGCCTATAATATAGTAAAAGGTGCTGTACCAGAATTTCTAAAAAAATATACTGTATACAATCTCGATATTAGTGCTATGTTAGCAGGCAGTAAATACCGAGGCGATTTTGAAGAAAGGTTCAAGGCAGTACTGAAAAGTTTAGAAAAGAAAGGCAAAACTATTCTGTTTATTGACGAAGCACACATGGTAAGTGGTGCAGGATCTGCAAATAACAATGCTAACGATTTGAGTAACATGATGAAGCCGGCATTGAGTAAAGGCAATATAAAGGTAGTGGCCAGTACAACATGGGAAGAATATCGTAAGTATTTTGAAAAAGATCGTGCATTGATGCGTAGATTCCAAAGAATTAGTGTAGATGAACCTACATCAGAAATGACTGTACAGATACTTAAAGGTATTAAAAAATATTATGAACAACATCATAATGTTAAAATTAAAGACGACGCCATACAAGCAGCAATCAAACTAAGTGTAAAATATCAAGCAGATAAAAAATTGCCTGATAAAGCTATCGATCTTATTGATTGTGCGGCTAGTCGGTTTAATTTAAAATTAGCTGATAGTAGAACTATTACTGCTACTGAGATCGAGTTTGAACTTAGCAAGATGATTAACATACCTACAGAAACAATTGCAGAAAGCGAAACTAATAATCTTGCTAACTTAGAAAGTAAAATTAAAGAAGATGTATACGGACAAGATACTGCTATTACAGATATTGTAGATAAAATTCTTGTAAGCCGAGCTGGACTGAAATCCGATGACAAGCCAATAGGTAGCTTTGTGTTTATGGGGCCGACTGGTTGTGGAAAAACTGAAACAGCCAAAGCATTATCTAAACACTTAGGTGTAAAACTTGTTCGATTTGATATGAGTGAATATCAAGAAAAACACAGTATTAGTAAACTTATCGGCAGTCCTCCAGGCTATGTTGGATTTGAAGAAAATGCTGGATTGCTAATTACTCAGATTCAAGAAAATCCTAATTGTGTTTTATTATTGGATGAAATTGAAAAGAGTCATCCAGATGTAAGTACAATTTTATTACAAATCATGGACAATGGATTCGTCACAGGTAGTAATGGTAAACGTGCAGATTGTAGAAATTTAGTGCTGATTCTTACCACTAATGCCGGAGCTCAAGAAGCAGAAAAAAATGTTATTGGATTCGGCAGTCAAGAAAAGACTTACGAAGATAAAGAACTTAAAAAATTCTTTGCTCCAGAATTCCGTAATAGATTAGACGGGATCGTTACATTTAACAAACTTTCAAAAGAAGTTATGGGTAAAATTGTAACTAAATTTATCGATGAGGTACGTGAAAAAGTCAGAGAAAAAGGTGTTAAACTTAAGATTAATAAAGATGCTATAAATTGGTTAATCGAACGAGGATTTGATAAGAAGATGGGTGCAAGACCTCTACAACGTGTTATTGATAAAGAAATTAAACGACCATTGTCTAAAATGCTATTATTCGGAGACTTAAAAAACAGTGGAGTGCTCACTATAGCTGTAGAAAATGATCAACTTACATTTAAATCTAAAGCTAAACAATCAGTATTAGAACATGAAATTCTTGAAATCGCATAATGTAAAGTATAGTACTAAGCTATTCCAGAACAAATACAAATTTAAAGTAGTGTTTACTTCTGGAGTAGCTGGCTGGTTTCGCGGATCTGACGCAATTAAGATCCAACATATGTATGAAAACAGCGATCAATATTACTATTCAAGGCAAGCCACAGCAGGAGAGAAAAATCATGCCAACAAATTAAGTAAAGTTCTTGAATCAATTGAAAACTGGCAAGCAAGAGTAGAAACTCCGTTCGTTACTATCTATGTTGATACAGAAACAGATCTAGAAATAGTAGTCAAAAACTGTAAGAATAAAATAAAATATGTAGAAATACCTGATCCTAAAACCGAAAGCAAATTAACAGAAGGCACTGTGCTGGTTAAAAACTTAGATTATGCTTTTAAAGTTACATTAGGAGCAACTACTCAAAATTACATAAGCTTTGTAGAATGGTGTAAAAACAATAACAAAATCAGACTACCAAAACGTGCTGCTAAGGATTTATGTAAGGATTATAGCCCTGGCGGGGGGTATTTTTACGTCAAAGATGACAAAAATCTCACTATGGTTAAGATGTTTTTAGGGCGTACAATTACAAAAGTAGAGAATGTAGTTAGAGCTTAAAATCTGTAGATTAAAGACCCCAATACGATAAATATCATAAAGGGGCTTTTTTATGACTTCAGGGTCTATACTTAGAAATTATCTAGATATTTTAAACGAACAACAATCTAATCAAGTCAAAGTACCTCCAATTCCTGCTCTTCCTCCAACAGACGGAGAAGATGAAGGCGCAAAAGTCTATTCTAATCCCGATGGTACAAGATCATATGCTGGAGCATTTGGCAAATTTACATATGATAAATCCGGCAAGGCAATAAAATATGCCACTCCTAATCTAGGCGGATTTGGAAAAGAGATTGATCTTCAAACCGGCCTTGTTAATACAGATGTGCAGGTAGGCGACATTAAAATGTCTACTAAACAGCGTCCAGATCAGAGCACAGTTACTAGTGCTAGTACTTCTGTTGGTGCTAATACTGTTTCGATGGATCAAGGTATAGGATTTGGCGGTGCAGGCAAGGATGTTGAACAAGGTGGTAACAAAATTTATAGCGTAACTGGTCCCGATCCAGAAGATAAAAGACAAGAACCAGATAAACAAAGTTTCGTTGGTAGAAAACCATCGCAACAAGAGCTAGGTGTGTTAATGAAGGAATCTAATAAAATGTCATTAAGAAAATATTTAGATATACTAAATGAAGGTCCTACTCCAGGAGTAGGACCTAACGCTGCTCCGACACCAGCAGCACCAGCAGCACCAGCAGCACCAGCAGCACCAGCAGCTCAAACCAAATTTAAACTTTTGCTACCCACAGCCGCACAGCTTAAAGCTGAATATAAGGATGTAAGTCAAGTATCTTCAGGTATAGGTGCTCAAGGCAGTAGCCCTGAAGAGGTTCAACAAGATATAAAATCTTATGAGGCAGGAATTGCAAAATATAAAGCTACTATTGATAACCTTACCAAACAAGGTAAGACACAGGCTGCACAGATTTATCAAAAACAATTAGATAGAATGCAAGGTTTTCTTAAACAAGCAGCCAGTGGCGAGCAAGGCGGAAGTTGGTACGATCCTGACAATATTGGAACTTTGGATACACAGACGCATCCTTTTGCTAAATTAGTAAGCGATGTAAGAGGACAATCTGGTGCAGCCTATAAAGGCGATGGAGTACCTAAGGATGATAGTCCTATGAGTGGTTGGGAATCTATAGCCCAAGCCATAGCACTTCCTCAAGGTCAAGCTATGTGGTTAAATGGCGATGTTGCCTTTAAACTTATGCACAAATTAAACCCTTGGGTATTTAAAGCACAGCCTAATACTCCAGAAATGGCTGCTCTACTACAATACAAAAGAGAATTACCTGATCCTCAAACAGGAGGTCCTAGTTCATTTAAAGAATCAAGACTTTCTAATAAAAGTCTTTTAGAACATATTGAAGCGATTGAAAATGAAGGACCGTTGAGTTCTGGAGATTATTTTCATATCGAATTAGCAGAGGATGAAGGCATTGAAACTTGGGTCATAGCTGAATGGACAGAATCAGTATTGATCGAAGCAGATGCAACTACACTTAAATTATTAGAAGCTCATGGTTGTACATTCCATGATGATTTAACAGAAGCAGAATATCAAGGACGTAAAGTTCCTCTAGGCAAACGTATGGCTGGAGATGTTAAAAAATCTAAAGTATATGTTAAAAAACCTAACGGCAAAGTAGTTAAAGTGAATTTTGGTGACAAAAAAATGACTATTAAAAAGTCTAATCCAAAACGTCGTAAAAGTTTTAGAGCTAGACACAATTGTGCTAATCCTGGTCCACGGTGGAAAGCACGGTACTGGTCTTGCAGAGCATGGTAAAATTATGAGAATAGACGAATTAGTTAATCCTGAAAAATTTAATGTAGAAGAATATGATCTTCAAGATGATCTAATCTTTTTTATGAACAACGATCCAGATTTCTATAGAAGACATTATTATCCTTCTATTATAAAAATGAAATTGCATCATGACAGAGGTCAAGAATTAGACTCTTCTAGTCTCAGTCCTATAGTTAAACATGCTTATAGTGCATATAAAGAAAAATTTCCTGTTAAAAATTTAGACAAAGATCTAGAAAAATCTGCTATAGATGACATATGTTCAAAAATTTTAGAAACAGAGATGGAAAATTTTAAAACAAAACAATACGACGAGAAATAAAATGCTACTAAGAGAATTGTTTGAAAATGCCCAATCTGAATCCGTAGGTATTATTTTTGGAAGATTTAATCCTCCGCACCAAGGTCATAGAGCGGCTTGGAAAATGGCTTCTGAAAATAATTATTGGTTTGTGGGTACTAATCAAAGTACAGAAGGTCCTAAGGATCCATTACCTTTTAAAGTAAAAGTAGAAGTAATGAAAAAAATCTTTCCTCCTATCAAAGGAAATATTGTTGCAGAAACAAGTTGGCTTACCCTAGCCAGCAAAGTTTATAAAGAGTATGGAGATATTCTTCTTAATGTATACACAGATGAAGAGTGGGTAATTAAAACACTGGTTCAGTATAACGGAAAAGAAGGTCCTCATGGTTTTTATAAATTTTCAAACATACAGCCCCAAGCCACACCAAGATTAAGCAGTGCTACAGATTTAAGAAATGCCGTAGTAGCAGGAGATCGAGATGCTTTTACAAAAGCTGCTGGTGTTGATGCGAATACAGAAATAGCTGGCCAACCATATTTTGATTTAGTTGCACATTATTTGTTTCCACAAGTAGAAAAAGAAAGAGAAAAGGAAGCAAAGAAAAAAGCCAAAGTTAAAAAAGAAGAAGCCGCTGGAGTGGGTATAATTACAAAACAAAATACCACAGTAGATGTCAACAAGAATACACCAAGAAAAAATTTAAAAGCATTTAAATTAGTCTAAGGATCAACAATGGAAGAATTACAAAAAGCCAGTAAAGTAGCATTTGCCAGTACTTTTAGTTTCTATTTAAAAGCACACAACTTTCATTGGAACGTCGAAGGCATTCATTTTAAAGAATTACATGATCTTTTTGGTGCTATCTATGAAGAAGTATATGGTAGTATAGACGTATTTGCAGAACAAATTCGTAGTCAAGGCACATATGTTCCAGGTAGTTTTCAACGATTTAGTATGCTAACACAAATCGACGACGAAACTAATATTCTTCCGCCCGAATCAATGTTACAAGAATTATTAGAAGACAACGAAAAAATTATTAAAGTTCTCAAATTAGTATTTCAAGAATCTGAAAAAAATGGAGAATATGGATTTAGTGATTTTGTAGCAGGCAGAATAGATGCACATCGTAAACATGGGTGGATGTTAAGGGCAAGTTTAAAAAATGGATGAATTAGATCAAATTAAAAAACTTGCTGGTATAAATGAATATAAAGGATGGCATGTCTGGGAGGGGAGCAATATCAGTATTACTGGCGACGAAAAAGGTCGTCTTATGAAGAAGCATAATATTAAACCAGGAACTCCTGAATGGTTTCAACTGTGGTTTAGCTTGCCCAAACTTACCGGTGAAAAACCTATTGGATCAGGTATTAGGAAAAATGACTGATTACCAAATTATTCATGAAAATACTGCTGTACAGCGAGTGCCTAAACTCGCAAGCACAGCTCTAGCCGGTATAGTCAAACAAAAAATAGGTTCAAAAATAGCTAGTATAGTTGCTAAAAGTATTCCAGTTGTAGGCACTGTAGTTGCATTAAAAGGTGCCTATGATAAATTAAAAGCCATATGGAACAGTGGGCAAAGTATTACTGGTGGCGATATTGTAGGAGCAGGATTAGATGTAGCTAGTACATTTGGCTCGTTTGTTACTACTATTCCTGCCACAGCGTATGCCATGGCTCGAGAACTATATGCAGAAGCATTTGCAGGTCCTAAAGGAGAACTAGTAACCTTAGAACAAGATTTAGTTGCTGATCCGCAAGGCACTAAACAAAGACTTAATACTTTGGTAGGTAATATTACCAATACTATAAAACAAGAAGTTGATATAGCAATGGCAAAATTTAAAGGCACACCTGCTGCACCTCAGGCAGTAGCACAGGCACCCGCTGCTGTGCCGGCACCCGTGGCATCTACAACTAAACCACCGGTAGCAGCGGCACCTACTATAAAACCTCGAGTAGCCGAGACTGTAAAAGATTTACATAGAATAAAACAATTAGCTGGACTGGTGAAATGAAAATATTAGATATTATTACCGAACGACAAGAAATGCCTAAGGGTAATATGGGCTTAACAATCTTCGACATTGATGATACATTATTTCATACTACTGCTCAGATTAAAGTAATCAAAGACGGTAAAGTAGTACGTAGTTTAACTAATCAAGAATTTAATAATTACGAATTACAACCTGGTGAAGAATTTGACTTCGGCGAGTTTCGTAGTGCTGAAAAGTTTGCTAAAGAAAGCGAACCAATTAAACCAATGATCAACACATTAAAACGTATCCTAGACCGGGCAGCTAATACCAAAGTAATTATGTTAACTGCTCGTGCCGACTTTGATGATAAAGATAAATTTTTAAGTACGTTTGAAAAGTATGGTATTGATATGAGTCGTATACATGTTCATCGTGCAGGCAATTTACCTGGTGACGAACCGCCGGCTTATAAAAAAGCCGTATGGGTAAGAAAGTATCTAAATACCGGCAAGTATAACAGAGTGAATCTTATTGATGATTCGATGACAAATTTAAAAGTATTCAAAAGTTTAGAACAAGAATACCCTAATGTAGATTTTGATGCATATTTTGTAAAATCTTCTGGTAGTGTTGCTGTAGTAAGCGAAAGCCGTAGAAAGAAAAAATCTCGTCAACGAAAACAAAATTCACTTTTTAGTAGAAATACTTATGGCGGTTATGGAGCATGGGGTCCTGGACCTTACGGTGGTTATGGATACGACAGTGGATACAGCGGAGATGGTGGCGGAGAAGCTGAATCTATTAAAGAAAAATTAGATTCATATGGTAATGTTAAAGGCGACCCAATTGGTGATTTAATTTCTAATATACAAAAGAAAAAACAACCTACTTCTGTAGACAAAAAAATATCAGGTCAGGCAGCTCAACCTGCTCCAATAACTGGCAATCCTTTAGAATCTACGCTAAGAAATTTTGCTTTAAAGGCAGGCATCAAAGGCAAAGAGCTTGCACAATTTTTAGCACAGTGCGCACACGAAACAGCAAATTATGCAACACTTGTAGAATTTGGTACATCTGACGAATTTTTAAAAAAATACGATAAACAATTTAGTCCTGATAAGGCCAAAGAGTTAGGTAATACTATGTCTGGAGACGGACAAAGATTTAAAGGTCGCGGGTTTATTCAATTAACAGGTCGATGGAATTATACTCAAGCCGGTCAAGCACTAGGTCTTCCTTTGGATAACAAACCCGAATTATTAGAAAAACCAGAAATCGCTGCCAAAGCCAGTGTGTGGTTCTGGAAAAATAGAGTCCAGCCTAATGTTAAAAACTTTACTGATACAAGAACTGTAACTAGGTATATTAATCCTGGACTAGCTGGTTTACAAAAACGTCACGGAATATTTCAAAATTACCTAAAAACTATGAATACTCCTATTAAAGAAGGAGATTTAATTCCATGGCCTAAAGGCACTGTAAAAGTAGATGTTAGTGACACATATGACTGGTATAAATTAGGTCAGCATATTAGTAATTTAAAAGGGTTAGGTAAACACGATTTCGGTCAAGGACCTCCTCAAACTGTATTATCATTTGGCAGTGAACCTCTGGAACACGAATATATCAAATATCTTAAACAACTAGGATTAGATACACACGATATTGATGAAAATTTTGCAGATGGTAAAAATCCTCAAGATAAAGGCGATAGTGCAAGACACGGGATTCCAAAAAAATCCAGTATCTCAACACTAAAAAAAATTAGAAGCAGTGACACAGCAAGTCCTCGTAAAAAACAATTAGCCCATTGGCAAATAAATATGAGGCAAGGTAAAAAAAGGAGTAGCAAATGAGTGGATTTGAATTTGATTTTACATTAAACAATCTTAAAAAAGTAGTACATAAAAACAAAGAATTAGAGCTTTGGTATAATGCGTTTAATATGTACTTACCAAAATTTATGATTACTACACCTGCTAGAGTAGCAGGATTTATTGCACAATGTCAACACGAAAGTGCCGATTTTACTGCACTACAAGAAAATTTAAACTACGGAGCTAAAGGGCTTCGTGGATTATTTGGAAAATACTTTCCGGACGATGCTACAGCAAAAGCCTATGAGCGTAAACCTGAAAAGATCGCTAACAAAATCTATAGTAGTCGTATGGGCAATGGGCCTGAATCTAGCGGAGATGGTTGGAAATTCCGCGGTAGAGGTATTCTACAATTAACTGGACGTGACAATTATACTAAATGCAGTCGAGATTTATTCGGCGACGATACATTAGCAAATGATCCGGACTTACTAAGAACTCCAGAATATGCGACCCTTAGTGCTTGCTGGTTCTGGTATAAGAATCAACTAAATGCAATTTGCGACAAAGGTGACATTGTCTTATTAAGTAAAAGAATCAACGGTGGCACGATTGGCATGGAAGATCGTATTAAACATTGGAATGATGCATTAGATGCATTTGAGGGCTAATCATGCGTTTAAGGGAACTATTAGGAGAAACTGCCACTGCTGGTGCTACTAGTGCCGGTAATATTGCTTCAGTGGTCAGTCCCCATGTTGCTATAGGTAAAGACCGAGGCAAAAAAAGCTACACAGGAACTCCGGGTAAATCTGGAACTAAGGCACCTAGTGTTCCCAAAACTGTTCAAGTTAAGAACCCAGACGGTACTGCTAAGAATGCATTAGATATAAAAAATAACATATTCGGCGGTGGTGCCGTCAAACGATAAATATAACGTATTGGAGAAAAACTCATGAATTTAGATAGACGTCCAGATAATCACGAAGCTGCAATGGCCCGTGCTGATCTATACAAATTAGCCAACTATTCTATGAAATTATTTAAAATGATCCGAGAAGGTCAAGAACTAGAAGGTTGGGTGCAGGCTAAGATTACTAAAGCAGCTGATTATATTGCTAGTGTATACCATTTTATGGAATATGAAATGAAAGCTAGCGAATATGGCGATAAATTAGAAAACAGCGATGTCTACAGTGAAAGTGTACGTCTTGCATTTCAACAAAAATTAATGGAAGCAAAGCGTCAAGCTGAAAAAGTTAAAAAACAAACTGACAAAGTCGAAGAAGGATTTGACGACTTAGAAAAGTATATGAAAGAAAAAGATAAACCGAAGCCAAGCGGCGGTGCTGGAAAAAAGCAAGGCAAGGCATACGGTGGCAGCAAACAGAAAGACGATGACAAAGAAAAGGATGTCAAAGAAGGCTTTGAAGAGATGCAAAAGTATCTTGAGAAAAAACGAGGCCCTCAACCTAGTGGCGGTAGTGGAATTAAAAAAGGATCCCGCTATGGCGGTAGTAAACAAGCAGCAGATAAAGAGGACGAGGAAGATGAAAAGCCGAAGAAGGATAAAAAAGTTAAAGAATCGTCTAAGCCAGATTATCTTGACTTCGACAAAGATGGTAACAAAAAAGAGCCAATGAAAAAGGCTCTTAAAGACAAGAAAATAAAAGAAGGTGGTGACAAATTACCATCACCTCCCGACGAAGTACATCTACCTAAAAAAGGTAGTAAGCATGGCCCTGTAGATGTTTATCGTAAGAAAACAAACGAAATGTCAAAAGGGTGTAATCAAACTATGGAGGGCAAGAGCTGTCCAGTACATGGTTTAAAAGAGTGTCCTATGGAAGAAGCAGTTAAGAAAGGCCTTTACTATAATGTAAACAAACGTAAAGCAGCAGGAACTAGTAGAGACAAAAATCATCCTAAAGCACCTAATGCTAAAGATTGGAAGGATGCAGCTAAAACGGCTAAGAAATAAATTATGGATATGAAAAAATTCTTAGCTGCTGTAGATGGAGCGTCGGCACCTAACAAAACTTCTTCTAAAGATATGGAGAAGTTTTTGTCTATTGTTAATGAATCAAACAACAGACTAAGTACAGCAGAATTAATGGCTGTTCAACACTATCAAAAAGATATTACTAATCCGGTTCTTAATAAAGAAAAAGACGCTAAACCAAGCATGATCGGAAAATACTTTAAAAAAATAGAAGACGAAATATCCGAATCAGAAGAAAGATATAAAGACCGTGCCAAACAACTAGCAGAAAGAATCTCTAGAAAAATTAACGAAAAAACTGCTGACGTAGATTCCGCAGTAAAAGATTATCTATCCAAAGGTGGCGAAGTTAAACAGGGCAAAGCAAGTAAAGGCCCTCGTAAGGCAGGACTAAGTTTAGCTAGTAAACACATTGGCGGTAGTGGAGATAAAATGAAAGCTAGCCGCACAGGCAGAGCTTCAAATACTCAAGGTAAACCTGTTGTACAAGTAGAAGATATTTTAGACAATATTAGACAACTAAAAAATCAACTAGACGAACAGATATCACAATTAGAAGAATATTACACAGCGCCTCCAAATGATAGTAAAAGTCCTATTCCTGGAGACCATGTAAAAGGCTGTAGATGTAAAGAAGTTGAAGAAGGTCTTAGAGATCCGAAAGATAATCCATGTTGGAAAGGTTACAAGCCTGTAGGAACAAAACAAAAGAACGGACGCACAGTTCCAAACTGTGTTCCAAAATAACACACCTTAGGACCGCTATGGTGCGTAGGCGGCTGCTGCCTTAGTGAAACGATTCGCTACCGTGTAACTTAAAAGTGAGCAAGAATAATAATAGGAAAGAAATATGGACTTACAATCCTTAATTACAAAATTACAAGAAATTGAAAGTGGTGCGACACTATCTGAAGCAGCACCTACAGAATTTAAACCTACACATTTTCATAAAAATAACTTCGGTGGAAGAACATCCTTAATGTTACACAGCGATGGAAATTTCTATCATATGAAACAAGGGCAGTATCCTAATCAAGGTAGACAAGAAATTGCTAAATGGAACTTTGCTAAATTTGATCCTGAAGACAGATCTGCTGTTAATCCTACTAGTATCGACGGAGAGTTTGTTAATGGCAAGCCTGTTGATTATCCAGAAGGTGTCACATGGAAAACTTTTAATCAAGAAAAACAAGAACCTGGTACAATGGATACATTACCAACTGATGACCAGAAGAAAACCAGTAATTACACTGGTGTCGATCAAAAGAGTCCAGAACCTGAACCTACACAAGGTCAAAATACAGATATAGGTATAAACCTTCCTCCAGGAAAGAAAGAGCAAGACGAATTAGCTAAAGACATTGCTACTGCAATAAAACTATTAGACAAAGCAGAAGGTAAAAATGCAGCACCAGTAACTATCGAAAGTATTTCTAGAAAACTAGTAGAATCTTTTGGTTATGTTTTTGAAGCATTAAAAGATTTAAGCCCTGAAGAACAAAAGCAACTTACAGATGTAATGAGCAAGCTAGGACCGATGAAAGATCAACGCCCTGATGTCAAAACTCTAGTAGATCGTTATATGGCATTACAAAAAGGTGCAGAAGCAACTCCAGCACCTACTCCTGAAAAACCAGCAGAGCCAGAAAAGCCAACTGGGCAAGCAGAGCAGCCAGCAGGCGAGGATCCGTTAATGACTCCCGAGGAACTTAAAACAGCAGTGGCTAGATTTAAAGAGCTGTTAGATAAGTCATTAATGAAGGAACCAAGTGGTCAAAATCCTCAGCCTGATCCTAAAAAACGAATAGTGCCTGATCAAAAAATAGTTCCAGACCCTAAGAAGTCTGAGCCTGAACCAGAATATACTGATCCTTATGGCACAGACGATGCAGCTATGATTATGAAATATGCTGGAACAGCAAGAAAATAAGATCAGAGGACTAAAATGAATATTAAAGACTTAATGACAAAATTGTCAGAAATTGAAAATCGAATAGACGCTCCAGTATATGAAGTAATTTCATCAGCTGAGCAAACAGAACTTAATACATTATATTTGAAACTTAAAGACCTCGGCAAAGATTCAAGATATACAAATTACCCAAACATTCAAGATCTAAATAGAGAAATAGATCGTTACAACAGTGTTAGTAATGAAATTAGCAAATACTCTACTTCAACAGTTACTCCCGGATCTGATAAACCAGGCATGCCGGAAGTACCAAGACAGCCTATGCCTGGAGAAAAAACCAAAACAGGTGGAGATAAACCTCTCGCTGGAAATCAATTTGCAGTTATGAAAATGCAGAAAGATCTAAAAGCAGCAGGTGCAGACTTAGGCACTTATGGTTCCAACAAAGACGGCATTGACGGAAATCTTGGAGGTCCAAATAGCAAAACTAGACAAGCTATGAAGAAATATCCAGATATTGCTAAAAAACACGGATTTCCTGTATCCGGACAAGCACCTATGGCAGATCCAAATGCAACCAAGACAGATCCAAATGCAACTAAGACAGAACCTGCACTTTGGAAAACAGATAAGTCCCTCGCATGGCAATTAAAAAATGCCATAGAAGGAATCGGAACAGATAATAAAGCAGTATTTAAAGTCTTACAATCAATCAAAGATGCTAAACAGTATCAAAGTGTATCTAAACAATATCAAGAATACACAGGCGAAACATTAATGCAAGGCCTGAAGGGAGATCTTTCAGGTGGAGAAATGGCTCAAGCTCTTATACTTCTTAAACAAAAAGGGGTAGATATAAAATCTATTCAATAAAAAAGCCCCGCAAGGGGCTTTTTTATTTGTGCCAATCTGCTTGAAAACAGTGTCTAACTTCATGTCCTAAAGTGTGCATGGTTGTTTTCTTACCAGTAATGATTGTACACTGATCTCCTTTGAAAAAAGAGCAAGCCAACACACTCATACCAAAACCATTATAGCCTCTGCTACGTGATTCTTTTTCACAGGCTTCTTGTACATTATCCACTGTCACCCAACGAATAGTAGACGATTCAGTAAAGTTTCTTTTGGTGTCAAATGGCGTATTTGGATTATCCCAAGCATTGGCCCACACACTGTTAACAGCAAAAATTAAAGAAAAAGCAATAGTTTTAGTCTTCATAATGTAAGTAAGAAAGTTAACACAGTCCAAGTATTATAAGTTCGAATACAAAATAAATCAAGATTTTTGGTTAAATTTTTGGTTAACAAAAATATAATAAACATTGACATTATAAATTTACTAACTTATAATAAAGCTTTTATAGGAGTATGCTATGAGTAGAATGTATGGACCCGAAGAAAAATCTAAACTAGAACGATTGATTAATGAAGGATCAACCGTTTTAAGGGAAATCGAAGATTTACAAGAAGGTCTTAAAGAAACCGTTAAAGCAGTTGCAGAAGAATTAAATGTTAAACCTAGTATTATCAACAAAGCAATCAAAATTGCTCATAAAGATAACTGGAAGGTACACGAAGAAGAATGGGATGAGATCGAAACTATCCTAGGAGTTACTAAAAACTTGCCTCAAGACTAATGAACGATATTGTTTATAACATATTTCAATGGATAAAAGATGATTGGCGATCTAATCGTATACGTTTTACTGTCGAGTTGTTTGCTTGGGTCCTTAGTATTGGTTGTAGTATCGCTATGGCAGCAACCGTCCCTAATCCGCCGTTGCTTATTCTTTATCCTATTTGGATTAGCGGTTGTTCTATGTACGCTTGGGCAGCTTGGACTCGCAGGTCGTTTGGGATGTTAGCAAATTATATGTTGTTAGTTACCATTGATATTGTAGGTCTAGTAAGAATGTTATGATAGCTCAGATACTATTCGAAATACTCTTAAGTTGGATTGGCATGGGTCTAGTAATGTTTATACTTTTAGATATTGGTCTTAACATTGCTATTTTATGTGAAAAAATTTCTGACCTTATAAGTAATTTTGCTAAATATCTCAGAGCAAGGTCTAATCAGCCATAAATGATTATTTTGGTATTTACCAGCCACAAATGGTATAGGAGAATTAATGTACGTAGACGCATACTTTAACCGCGACTCTGATATCATACATATTGTTGAACGCAATGAACATGGTAAAAGAGTTTTCAAAGAATATCCAGTAAAATACACTTTTTATTACCCGGATGCTCGAGGTAAATTTACCAGCATCTATGGGGATCCCCTAAGTAGAATCGTTTGCAAAACTAGCAAAGATTTTCACAAAGAACTAAAAATACATAGTAATCAAACTCTGTACGAAGCAGATATTAACCCTATATTTGTATCTCTAAGCGAGCATTACTTAGGACAAGACGCTCCTAAGCTAAATGCAGCATTTTTCGATATTGAAGTAGACTTCGATCCTGAAAGAGGTTATGCAAGCCCCGACGATGCTTTTATGCCGATTACTGCTATAGCAGTATATCTTCAATGGCTAGAAACTATGGTTTGTTTGGCTATTCCTCCAAAGGGTGTCAGTATGGAAGATGCTAAAAAGCTTGTTGAAGAATTTCCTAACACTCATTTGTTTGATAACGAAGCAGATATGTTAGATACTTTTCTTAATTTAATACAAGATGCAGATATATTAAGTGGCTGGAATAGTGAAGGATTCGATATTCCATATACCGTGAATCGAGTAACTAAAACCCTAAGCAAAGACGACACACGAAGATTTTGTCTATGGAATCTACATCCTAGAAAGAGAGAATATGAACGTTACGGAAAAACAGCACAAACCTATGACTTGGTTGGACGGGTACACCTTGACTACCTCGAACTATACCGCAAATATACTTACGAAGAAAGACATTCCTATAGATTGGATGCCATCGCGGAATATGAACTTGGTGAAAGAAAAGTCCCGTACGAAGGTACGTTAGATCAATTGTATAACAATGACTTCAAAGAATTTATACGATACAATAGACAAGACTGTGCGCTGCTTGATAAGTTAGATAAAAAATTAAAATTCTTAGATTTAAGTAACAAACTGGCTCATGAAAATACTGTACTTCTACAAACAACTATGGGTGCGGTAGCTGTTACAGAGCAAGCTATTATCAATGAAGCACATCGAAGAGGATTTCAAGTTCCTAATAGAACAAAGATGAGTGAACGTGAAGACACTGCTGCTGCCGGTGCATATGTTGCTTATCCTAAAGAAGGATTACAAGATTGGGTAGGAAGTCTGGATATTAACAGTCTATACCCGAGTGCTATTCGTGCGCTTAATATGGGGCCAGAAACTATTGTTGGACAATTACGTCAAACTATGACCGAAGAATACATACAAAATTTAATGGCCAAAGGAAAAAGCTTCGCAGCTAGTTGGGAGGGAAAATTTGGTTCTCTCGAATATGAAGCTGTAATGAATAAAGAAATAGGAACAGAGGTTGTTATTGACTGGGAAGATGATACTCATGACATTTTAAGTGCTGCTGAAGTTTATAAATTAATATTCGAAAGTAATCAGCCATTTATGTTAAGCAGTAATGGTACAATCTTTACATATGAAAAAGAAGGTATTATACCTGGATTATTAAAACGATGGTATGCGGAACGTAAAGAAATGCAGGCAAAACTAAAAGAATGTATTTCTAACGGAAATAAGATCGAAGAAGAGTATTGGGATAAACGACAACTAGTTAAAAAAATTAACTTGAACAGTTTGTATGGTGCTATTCTTAATCCTGGTTGCAGATTCTTTGATAAACGAATTGGACAAAGTACTACACTAGTTGGTAGACAAATTGCCAAACACATGGCCAGTAAAGTAAATGAAATTATAACAGGAGAATATAATCATGTTGGAAAAGCTATTATCTACGGCGATACTGATAGTTGTTATTTTTCTGCTTATAAGACGCTTAAAAAGGATATCGACGCTGGAAAAATTCCGTGGTCAAAAGAAACCATAACGTCATTGTATGATCAAATTGGAGAAGAAGTTAATAAAACTTTTCCTAAATTTATGCAAGATGTATTTCATTGTCCTACTAGTAGAGGAGAAGTTATAAAGGCAGGAAGAGAAATTGTCGGATCTAAAGCATTGTTTATTACAAAAAAACGTTATGCTGTTCTTTATTATGATAAAGAAGGCAAACGAGTAGACGTAGACGGTAAGCCTGGTAAAATTAAGGCCATGGGGTTAGATCTAAAACGCAGCGATACTCCAGAATTTATTCAAGACTTCTTAAGTGATGTGTTAGAAATGGTATTAACTGGATCTTCTGAAAGAGAAGTTTTAGATTTTATTAGTGAATTTAGAATCGCATTTAAGGCTCGCCCTGGCTGGGAGAAAGGTTCTCCCAAACGTGCAAATAATATCACGGAATATCAAAATAAAGAAGAAAGGCAAGGAAAGGCCAATATGCCAGGACATGTTCGTGCTAGCATTAATTGGAACACATTAAAACGTATGTTCGATGACAAATACAGTATGAATATTACAGACGGAGCTAAAGTTATTGTGTGTAAATTAAAAGATAACCCTTTAGAGTATTCTAGTGTAGCATACCCGGTTGATGAATTACGTTTGCCGCAATGGTTTAAAGATTTGCCATTCGATCATGGAGAAATGGAGGCAACTATCATCGATAAAAAATTAGAAAATCTTATTGGTGTTTTAAATTGGAACATCAGAAGTACCGAAGAAAAGAATACATTTAATAGTCTTTTCGAAATGTAAACCTAAATAACCTTATGGAGAATAAAATGAAAGATATTTTAACAGACATTGTAAGTCATACACATACTTTAGGAAATATTCCTTTAGTTAAAATTACTGGAAACGAAGCAGAAACTATTATTGAGTCTATGGCAGAAGATCGTAGCGTAATTATCAATGCTAAAACTAATAGCCCTGTGACTGAATTTACTGGAACATTCGGTATGCCTAACTTAGATAAGCTAAGTTTGCATTTAAGAAATCCTGAATATAAAGAAAATGCTAAAATCGAAGTAATTATAGCAGAAAGAAATGGTGAAGAAATTCCTGTAAGTTTACACTTTGAAAATAGTACAGGAGACTTTGTTAATGA